TCGTCACCGCCAAGGCTGGCCGCGTCTTCGCCAAGTACCAGACCATCGTCATCGAACAGTTCTGCGTCCCGACTTGGGGCTACATCATCGGCCAGGGCATCGCCGCCGGCGACATCCCAGACGACCCAAAGTGGACCGAAGTCTCATGGACGACCCCGAAGTCTGTCACCGTCGACGCTGGCCGTGAAGCCGCTAACGACCGTGCCGATGTTGAGATGGGCCTGCTGTCCATGTCCGAACTCTACGCCCAGCGCGGCCTAGACTTCCGCACTGAGATGAACAAGCGCGCCGCTGACATGGTGCATATCCAAGACCTCGCCAAGCAGTACGGCATCCCCTTCGAGCTGCTCTTCCGCCCGACCAACACCCCGATCGGAACGGTCGAGGCTGTCGACGAAGACGAAGCAGAAGTCGAAGACGAGCCTGCCGACATGGAAGAGCCTGAATCCAAAGACCAACCCAATTCCTAAACCCATGCGCTTCCTCACAAATGGCCTCTCGGGCCGCGAGCCCCTCCTCATCGACCCGGCTAAGGCCAAGGACCACGCTGTCCTGGCTGAGAAGTTTGGCTTTACCGATATGCTGGCGCAGCTCTTCGGAGTCGCCCCCAAGCCTTACGTCACCGCTGACGGTGTTGGCGTCATCCCGGTCTACGGCGTGATCGGCAAAGGTCTGACCCCTATCGAGAAGATGATGGGAGCCGCTGACGTGGATGAACTCTCTGCCGCCGTCGATGCGTTCGCCATGAACCCAGACGTGACGCGTATCGCCCTGCAAGTCTCTTCCCCTGGTGGCACGGTCACCGGCATCGAGGAACTTGCCAACAAGGTCCGCAACCTTGAGAAGCCGACGATGGCCTACACCGATACCGAGATGGCCTCCGCTGCCTACTGGGTTGCCTCCGCCGCTGATCGGGTGATGTCTTCCAAGTCTGCCACCGTCGGGAGCATCGGCGTCTATCTCGCTGTCCCTGACTATTCCGAAGCCGCCAAGATGGCCGGCATCAAGATGGTCGTCATCAAGTCCGGCAAGTTCAAGGGCGCTGGCATCGAAGGCACGACCCTCGACGAAGGCCAGATGGCGAACCTCCAAGAGAGCGTGGACGAGATTCACTCCGAGTTTAAAGCCGCCGTGCTCATGAAGCGCAAGATGGTCAAGGCCGAAGCCATGGAAGGCCAGACCTTCTCCGGCAAGCAGGCCGCCGCCCAGGGACTGGTGACGGGTCTCGCTGACTCCTTCTCCGAAGCCCTGCGTTCCTTCTAAGTTTCCAACTCCCGCAAACTCAAGATGACCATCGAAGAACAACTGCTCGAAGCCTCGGCTGCCCTCTCGGGCCTCACCGCCGAACGCGATGACCTCCGTGCCACTGTCGAGAAGCTCACCGTCGGCGCCGCCGCCGAACTCGAAAGCCTGAAGGTCGAAGCCTCCGTCAAGGACGCCTCGATTGCCAGCCTCACCGAAGTCGTCAAGACCATCGAAGCCGAAGCCGCCGCCCTCAAGGTCGCCGCTCTCGAAGCTGAAGCCGTCAAGGTCAGCGCCTCCAAAGAGGCCGCTAAGATTGCCGCGTCTGTCGGCGTCACCCCGGTTGCCCTTCCCCAGGGCGACGGTGCTCCTGCCGAGGCCGTCAACCACTACGTCGCATTCATGGCCCTGCCTGTCGGGTCCAAGGAACGCAACGCCTACTTTGAGGCCCATCGCTCCGCGATCATCAAGGCCTCTTTCTAATTTCCCTCAACCCTACCTAATCAAACATCATGGCTAACGCAATCTCTGCCGCCCCGTCAGTACTGTCGGCTGGCGTCCTCTCCTCCCTCCAGAACAAGCTCCCGGTCCTCTCCGGCATCTCGTCTGTCTTCTCCGCCCGTCCCGGCTCCACCGGCATGGCGATCCAGGTTCCCCTCATCGGCACCTCGACCGCTACCGCCTTCGGCTCTGGTGGCTACCTCACCTCCGATGACGCGACTGTCACGTCGGCGACTGTCACCCTGACCCAGTTCAAGATTTCCAGCCGCTTCACCCCTTCGAACCTGAAGGACTACGGCGCTGACTTCTTCGTCAACAACTTCGTTCAGACCGCCTCTATCGGTCTCGCCCAGAAGGTCATGGACGTCATCAACGCTCAGGTCACTGTCGCTAATTACGCTTCCGGCGCCGTTACTGGTGCTGACCTCTCCTACGACGAACTCGTGGGTGTGCAGAAGATTCTCGACGACGCCAAGGCCCCGAGCCCTCGCTTCGCCGTGCTCAACAGCGCTTACATTGCTGGTCTCCGTAAGGACACCACGATCGTCGGCAACAACGTCCTCGGCGCGAACATCATCCGCGACGGCGACCTCGGCATCATCGCCGGCGCCCGCATCTACCAGTTCGCCAATCTCGCCGGCAACGGCGAAGGCCTTGCTGGCTTCGTCGCTGGCCCTGACGCTATCGCCTTCGCCTCCGCTCTGCCTGACTCTGAAGGCATCCCCGGTTTCGAAGTCTCGAACGCTGTCGACGCCACCACGGGTCTCGGTGTCCAGGTGCTCGTCGGCATGGAGCAGTCTGGCTTCCTGAACGTCACGGCCACTCTGATGTTCGGTGCTGCTGTCGGTCGCTCGACCTCGCTCTACCGCGTTTGTTCCGCCTAATAGCGGCCAAGGCAACGAACTTAAAGGGCTCCGAAAGGGGCCCTTTTTTTGTGCCTAGTTCCCAAAGGCGGCAATGATAGGATGAGCCTCTACGCTGACTTTCTCGCTGACGCTAAAGAGATGATCGCGGACTTCGGCGTGGCCGGAACCGCTAACTCTGGGGCCATCACCTTTCAGTGCCTAATCTCCGACCCCGCCGTGATGACCGTCCTCGAAGCAGGTGGGTATATGGAGCGGACCCAGTACTCGGTCAGGATGCCCGCTGTAACGGCCTCCTGGACCCTCCCAGACGGGTCTAATGGGTCATCGGCGGCCCTACTGTCGGCAGGCGTCCCCATCGCCAGCCTAGGCCAAGGCAAGAAAATCGTCGCCGGCGGGAAGACCGTCCGCATCACGACCCAGACCTACAAGCCCGGGTCGGCATGGATCACGCTCGTCGTCATCGACGATAACCAGTAAAGCCGTGGTCAAGGTCACCATTGAGCCCAAGTCTCAGGCTGACTTCCTTGCCGCCATCCAGAAGTACGCGACTAGGTCCAAGCAGACCCTGAAGGACGCCACCCTAGAGCAGGCCGCCTTGGCTTGCCAAGACGCGGCTAGGTTTACCCCTCCCCTGGCTAAGGGCGGAGGTAAGGGCCTAGACCCCGCAGCTGGGAAGGCAGGCGAAAGGGCCGTGGACCGCGACGTCGGCAAGGTCGTTACCTCCCTGAATGGCGGAACCAAGAAGACCCAACAGGCCCGGCTCATTAAGCGCCTCGGCTCCCTGTCCCTTAGCGACAACCCTGCCCTTTTCTGGAAGGTAGCGGCCAAGGGCTCGAGCATCCTAAACGGTAATCCTTTCCTGGCTAAGGTACTCTCCGACCGTTACAACGGCTTTGGTACCGTCTGGGGCTTCAAGAAACTGCGTAACTACTTCAACAGGATTGGCACTAAGGTCGCCAACGAGTCCGCCAATCAGGCTTACCTGCAAAGCCCGGGCGAAATCAACGCGGCGTTTAAACCAGTCTACAACCGCACCGGCGGTCGTCTCTGGAAGCAAGGCCGCAACGTCAGCGAAATCAATTGGATGTTCAAGTATGTCGCCGAGAACAAGGCAGACATCGAGACCTACGTCACGCAGCGCCAGCAGACCGTCGGCGCTGTAAAGTCAGGTTGGGCCATGGCGCTTCGCTCACTTGCCAAGCCCATGATTAACGGAGTCCCCAAAGACTTCGGGGTCGAACTGCTCAAGACCGCGTGGGTTGCCAAGCACACCTCAGTCCCTGGTCGAAACACTTCCACCTTTACCGACAAGGTTGCCGAAGTCACAATCACCAACAGCAAAGGCAACATCAACGGCATCGCCGATCAGGCTGGTGTCCTCGGCCTCGTCTACGGCTACCGCGTCAAGGCAATGCCCGGACGCATCCGCCACTTGCTCCAGCTCGACATCAACAAGTTTAACAACAAATCATAACCATGGGCACTAAATCCATCCGTCACATCGTCGAGGCCACCGTCGCGACTTACCTCTCGACCCAGACCGGGTTGACCACCGTCACGTTCCTCACGGGCGACAACGCGGCCACCCAGACCCTGCCCAAGGCCGTGGTCGTCTGCGAGTCTGCCCAGGCACCGTCCGACCTGCCCGAAGGCGAAGGCAACTTCTCCTGCTCGGTCCGCATCACCCTGTTCTCGAACGCTGATGACACTACCCTCGCCGATCACCGCCTCCGCTGCGCCGCCCTGTCCGGCAATATGCGCGACCTGACCTCCATCAAGGCGGCCTTCACGGCCACTGGCGACGCGTCCTGCTACGACGTTACCATGCAGTCCGAAGACGAGGGTATCGACGAGCGCTCCTGGGCGACCTCGTTCACGTTCGACCTACTGGCCGTCTTCCCCGCGTAAGGTTACCAAACCAAGCATATTCAAATGGCCGCTATCTCTAACGGAGTCACTTGTCTCTACGGTGTCGCAGGTACCGTCACCAACCTCTTCGTCCAGAGCTACTCGCTCGCATCCTCGTTCAACGCCGAGGCCACGGTGGTCGACGAAGCTGGCCTGACCAAGACCCACCGGCTCGACGACCGCATGAGTTCCATCACCATCGATGGCGTGTGCAAGACCTCCACGATGCCGGTCCTCGGCGTGGCTCTTAGCTTTACGCTCAATGCCGCCACCGCTTACCCGGCTGGTTCGGCCTCTGTTTCCTTTGTCGGCACGGTCACCAAGATTGACGAGAAGGGCTCCAACAAGGGCTTCACTGCGGTCACTGTGACGGCTATCGACTACGAAGGCATCACGCCTGCCTAATTGACTTAGCCCCAAGTGGGCTACACTAGGCGGCATGGACAAGCGCTTCCTCGCGGCCTTTATCGACCCCGCTCCCTTTCGGCTGCTGGGTCGTTCCCTTTACCCATGGTGCCTGAAGTACAGGGTGCGTCTCATGGCCTTCGACTCCCCGCTGGTGACAGGCTCCCGAGACCTGACCCCTGCCGACCTTATCTTTGCTTGTCAGGTGTGCGCTGAAGAACCCCTAGGCGACATGGGCTGGCGCGATCAGCTGCGGATGCTATCCCTGTCTCGCAACCCTGACAAGTTCGAGGCCATGCTCGAAGCCTTCGCCGGCTACATCCTAGTCAACGACTGGCCAAAGTTCTGGGAGCAAACGAAGAAGAGCAGCGCAGGAAGCAAGGGCGTACCGTGGCCGCTGTCCATTGTGGCCAATTTAACTGCGTCAGGTATCGACTACAAGCAAGCGTGGGAGATGCCGGAGTGCCAAGCCATCTGGCTTAACTCCGCCCTGGCTATCTCCAAGGGTGCGGACGTGGCGATCATGTCGCCCGAGGAGGAAGCCTTCATGGCCGAGGAGGAAGCCAAGGAGGCTGCTTCCAATCCTGCAAAGGAAAGCACTACCTGACATGGCCCAAGACCTCACAGTCAATATCAAGACCACCTCGGATGTCCCGCAGGCGATGGACAAGGCCACGGCCGCCACCGTCGGCTTCGGCAAGCAGGTAGAAGACATTGGCAAGAAGTTTAGCATGGCGTTCAAGGACATTGCCTTCGCCTTCGTCGCCCCTCTGGTCCTGCTTAACTCGGCCATCTCAGCGATATCTAATGCCATTTCTAAAGCCAAACAAGACACCAAGGACGTCTTAGACTTTGCCGCAAAGGGTACTTCGGTCTTCGCTGACAAGGGTGCGACCGAAATGGCCCGAGCCGCCAACAGAATCACAGGCACTTCAAAAGAAAAGAAGTTGTCAAAAAGCCAACGCGAGGAGGCCGCGCAGGCGTTCCTTGATGCCGGAGATGAGCAGGGAGTCTTTGGCGACAGCGAGGGCAACCTTGCGCTGAAACAGTACCTAGACGAAGGCGCCGGAAAAGGACCGCTAGAGATGGCACGACGCCGCCTAAAGCACACCGCAATGTTTACTGGCGTTAGCAAAATTGCCACAGACCCTGAGATGCAAGACGTGCTGTCCCGAAGGGCCGCACTTTCTAACAAGCGGGCTGAACTGTTAAATGATAACCCAAACGATCCGTCCGTCGCCGCCGCCGCCGCCAAAGCAGCTGATGAAGTGGCCAAATCAAACGCCATTAACTTTAAAGGCCCGGAGGGTTTCTCAAACGTCATCGGGGTCGGCAACAACCCGGTCATGGAGGCCATGAACGCCCAGCTCGAAGAAGCCAGAAAACAGACCGCTTTACTCGAGAAGATTGCTGGACCTGAATCTGTAAACATCGACTTTACCAAATTCGTAGGCAAACCAGATTACTCCGTACCCGCTTATCCCAAGTTTAAATAACCATGGCACGCATCTCTCAAGGCGACGTCCTTACCGTCCCGCTTCAACAGCCAGGAGGCAAGTTCTCCGATGACGGCTACGGCCTGATCACTGCCACGGTGGTCTGGAAGTCCGACCAGTCCGCGTCCCTCGGTTCAGTGGTCAACCGCGGTTCCACCTGCCCTCTCGCAGGCGCCTCCTTCTGCGACGCGCACAAGTACACGATTGCTTACGACTCGCTTGGACTTGCCCTAATCACCGTGGACTACGTCGGCATCGACCCTGCCATCAATAGCGGCACCCGCACCAACCCTCAAGTCGGCGTGTCCCAGGGACTGACCTCCGAGCACATCAGCACGCACAGCAACTTCTTTACGGCCACCACTGGCATCGCTGGACCCACTCCTTTCACGGCGTCTACCATTTCTACAACAGAGTTCAAAGGCCTGAACGGTGCCCACTTCGCAAGCGCCAACGGTGGCAAGTTCACGGGCTTCAAAGACCCAGCTGCACCTTTGTATTACGGCAAAACCAACTACCTTGCCCCTCAGACTTCATTCTCTGGCATTTTCTACACTAACACCGAAGTAACACCAAAGTCTTTAGTTGACCGTGTCGGCAAAACCAGCGGCAACGGTTCTTTTAACTCCATCGGCCTTCTTCCGACCTACATGGGCACGGCCTTCGTCACGAGCAGCGGCTCCCGCAACCAGTTGCTACTTGCCCAGGTCAACGTCGAGGACTTCGGCCTGCTCTACAAGGTAAACTATGAGATCCGCTACAACCGTGACGGCTATGTCGAAGCCGTTTATCCTAACGCCTAATCATGCAACCCGGCGTCGGCTATCGTTACATCTCATCGTCTCAGGGCGTCACCCTGGACATTGGTGATCCGTGGCCCGATAACGACGAGTCAATTTGCCCCCTGCAAATCTACGGCCTCCGCTACGACGCCACCGCGGCCAAGATTTACATCAACGTCAGCCCTGGAGCGATTAACAACTTCGGGGTCAAGGCCAGCAACGGCGGCTCCCTGTTAAGCGTCACCCCGCCCCCGAACATCCAAGTTTTCGTCGCGGCGCTGACGACCACCCTCGTCACCAACTACGTCTACATCGTCACGGAGAACTCCGGCTCGCCTGACTTTAAATACCCGGACTCGACTAAGCCTCCCTATATCTCCATCGAGACCACCGAGCAGGTCGACTCGGATACTAAGTCGTATTTCTTGATTGGCATCGTCGAAGGCAAGATAGTCTCAGGGGTCAGGACGCTTAACGCCTACAACTACAAGGGTTGCGGGTCGCTTTGGAGCGAGCGCTTCAAGTGCGGCGGTTCTACTGTGAGTTACTGGTGGAGCGCTGTCTGATATGGCACTCACTCCACGAGCCGCTGCGGTCTACATCCAGCTAAGTGAGACGAACACCACTCCGACAACTCCAAGGCCTACCGGAACGGTCTTAGAAAGTTATGTAGAAGTCCCTTATGATCCATCTCAGCCAGAGACTTGGCCTAGACCCCCTACCCAGCCAAGTTTCTGGGGCTCCCAACAGTGGTATAAAGACTACCCAGGGGATTGCGTGGCTAAGGTACACCTAGGCCTGGTTAGCGCTGGAATTGATTGGCCGACTAGATATGAAATTTCTGTCGGTGTATTTGGCAACAAACTCTACCTAGAGAAATACAACAACAACCTTGAAATAGACGCTACCTATCCGACAAATATAGTCGGCTCCTACGACCCAACCCCTGCCCCAGGGCCGGCTGACCCTGCGCCTAATCCCAACGGAACTGTTGGCACAATTGACTCAACAGGAAACAGCGGTAACGGCCCGGGCATTTCTTACTTACCGCGCTGGTATCTGGACACGCAATATGATGTAGGCAATGATCAGTTCGGAGTCGGCCAGGTTTGCCCAGAGTTCGACACCGAGTATTATATTCTTCCTGAAGGAATAATCCCCGGAGGGATTTACGGTCAACAAGTAGGAGCGTGGTCGGTCGACCTGACCGTCGATAACTACCAGAGCGAGGTCTTTAACGAGCAGACACTTCTCTACGAATACTACGACTTTACCCAACTGACATTTGACTATAAGCAGACGACTACTGTTAAACTGTTTCTCGACGCCGAAGTCTGCTGCTGGAACAAGGGCACCGTAATCAACGGCACGATTTCATTCCAGTCCATGACGGTGGAGACTACTGCGCTGGGCAGGAATCTTGCCGGAAGCATCGACCCGAGTTACAACTATAACTTCGCCGGCATGATTGCTAAGACCGGCTCTTCGGCTTCTCCCTCTGGCACCCAGTCCTTTTCGGTGACCGTCGAGAGCAGTTATGTGCCGATTGAGGTTGAGGTGCCTACGCTGGCCGGGTCCTTCACTTTCGTGAATGACTTCCGTATTGATCAAATCATACCCCCCGCCTGACGCACCCCCCACCCCCCTTCCAATCGGGGCAAGTTTAAGACCCGATGAGCTGCACCAATCAAGTAAGCCTGTCGCAGGGCAACACTTTCGCCTGCACTTTCACGTGGACGCCCGGGGCGACTGGTCCTGCCAACCTCCTTGCCACGACCATCACCTCGACCCTCGAGGACCGCGACTTCAATGAGTACGGTATGACGGTCACGGTTGCCGGCGACGGCCTGTCCTTCACGGTGGCCTACACTGGCTCGACTGCCTCTTGGGCGCTGGGCCTAGCCCGCTGGGACATCAAGTTCGTCTTCCCTGGCTCGACGGTGAGCCGCACCGAAATCTTCCGCGTCAACGTCATCGACTCCGTCACGGTCTAAGACCATGCCCGACGCGATCATCACTTCGACGGCCTCGACCTTCGGGACCATCTCTGGCACGTTTGCGGCTGACCAGTCCACCATCACCGGCACGGTCACTGGCACGATTACTGGTACGCTCTCAGGTAGCGTCGGCGTCCCCGGCCCGGCTGGCCCCGCTGGTGCAGCTGGTCAAGGCGTGGCGGCTGGCGGTAGTACCGGGCAGGTGCTTCAGAAACTTTCCTCGACCTCCTACGACACTGGCTGGCTGACCCTTCCCGCTGATTACATCAACAGCGTCTCTGCCCCGCTGGCCGTTGCCTCTGGCGTCCTATCAGTAGACCTATCGTCCTACCTCCCTCTGGCTGGAGGCTACATGACGGGCGCCATTTTTAATACCGATGCAATTGGTGGCCTCTATTTAAACAATTTCTCGTTGGGTGCTAATTGGTATACAAACGTAACTTGGAGCGGAATCCAACTGTCTGGTGGCTCAGGCTCAAGTGCAAAGACTATGACGATCCAAGGGGACGGCATCACGTTTTGGCATGGTGGAATATCCAAGCAGACGGTGGCTTACCCTGGAGCTGAAATCTTGTTCGACAACGCAGCGCTGACCGGCAACCCAAGCGCTCCCACGCCTGCCACCTCGGACAACAGTACCCGCATCGCCACGACGGCCTTCGTCAAGGCGCAGGGCTACCTGACCTCTGCCCCCGTCACCTCGGTCGCAGGAAAGACCGGCGTGGTGACGCTCGACAATACCGACATTTCTGGCCTCGGCACTCTGGCCGTAGTCAATGACGCCCCCTCGGACGGATCGCAGTACGCCCGGAAGAACGCGGCTTGGGATGTGGTCATCCCCGGCGACCGATACCTGACGACCTCGACGACGAGCAACACTGTCAGCAACGGCAACAAGACCCTCACGATCGGCACGGGCCTGTCGTACACGCCGACCCAGAACATTACGATTTCTTACGACGCCTCCAACCATATGCACGGCGAGGTGCTGACGTACAACTCTGGCACGGGCGTGATGACGGTGGACGTTAACCACCACACCGGGTCGGGTACATACGCCTCTTGGGTGGTCAATGTGGGCGGCGTCACCCCTGCGACCTCCGTAGCCTTCGCTGACATCACTGGGGCAGTCTCTAGCAATACGAACTTGCAGGCGGCGCTGGATTTAAAGGCCAACCTCGCCAGCCCCGCCCTGACGGGCAACGTCACGATCACGTCGAACTCGACAGGTGCGGCGCTATTCATTCAGCAAGCTGGCACGGGCAATATCCTGACCCTGCACGACCAGGCTTCGGACACGACCTTCGTGGCCATCGACCAGAACGGCAAGGTTAACACCATTCTTTCGACCACGGCCAATGCTGGGTTCAACATACCGCACGGCTTTGCCCCAAATACGCCAGTTGATGGAGACTTTTGGACGACGACCAATGGCCTGTTTGGCCGCATCAACTCAGTCACACAGCAGTACGTGAACGTGTCCAACCTGACTTCGACCCTGACTTCGTACATGACCAAGGGTGCAAATCTGTCTGACGTTAATAGCGTCGCCTCGGCGCGAAACAACCTCCAGCTCGGTACTGCACAAACGGTGGCCTTCCGGGCGGTTAACCTGTCAGAAGGCGCGCCTGAAATTGACGACACGCTTTCGATTTTAAATGTAATTACCTCAAGCAGTGGTTATGGAGTTGCCGGAAGCACCGCCTCTTACGTAGACGATGGCTTCGGTGCGGCTATTGTCAGCGAGTCTGGTTCATTCTCTATAGATAAGAATAATTTTAGTCTGGCCCTCTATCCGACTTACGACAGCAGCAATCCTTCAAGCCCTACGTCTGGCATCGAGTTAAACTATGTCACCGCAACAGGTGTCCTAAGCCTGCGGGCTTATGATAACCCTGGCTCCACCGATTACGTAACCACACTTTCTCCGTTTGGTTTAATTCTTCCTGCTTCTGGCGGATCTATCACCTTCGGGGACGCTACCGT